GTTTAACCAGGGCAGCGTATTCACTCGATGATTTCTTATAGCCTCTAAGACGACCTCTCTACCATCTGGAGAGAAGCGTGTAGAGACGTAAGGAGCTTTATAATCTAATCCCATAAAAGCTAATACCTCACCTGTCATCGTGCTAAATATCTGGTTTTCTGCCGTTATAGCTAGCGTCTCTGTAAACTTCTTACGAAATGAGTCGCGAACTTTAGGTTCGATTTCTGTAGGAAAATTGTCAGTTATCCAGGTTACTAACGCCTTTTCATCAAGTACGACAAACGCGGTATCTTTACTAATTAAGGTAATTTTGGCTACCTCTTGATTATCGATTACCGCCTTAGTCATATCAGCGCCTACATTAGTTAGCTCATCTTTAGCTAATTCGCGTAAGGTGTTAGTAGCCTCTGTTACCGCGTCTTTAATAACGGTTAGAGCTGCTAATTCAGCTGCTATTTCTTTTAGATTCATTAGACACCTACTAAATCAGATATAGGTCTAATCTCTGTCATATCGTCTACCTGGTATATAGATCCGCTAGGGTGTACAGATGGAGCAGCTACTACGTAACCGTTCCACTTAATGTCTACACCTTCACGATATTTACCAGGAAAGCTCATTTCAGAGCTAGCGTAGTAGTAGTAATGCCAGCCGTTACCAGTGCGTATACGTCTGGTCTTTGTAAGTCCGTCGGTAGTACCACCATTACGTAAATCTACGTCCAGGACTACTAGATTAGATGGCTTACAGGCGATGCCTATGTTTATCTTAGGCTGTCTCTTAAACCACTGAGTAATAGCCTCTATATCATCTGTAGCGCTGTGTAAACCACGTGGCGCTAGATTTTTATGAGGCTGTTTAGCTCCTTCGCCTAAAGGTAAAATCTTTAAGCCTAGAGCTGCATAAGTTATCGCGTAATTTTGTATAAGTGTCATCGCTGGTCATTTCTTAGCGATGGATGTTTACGACCAGCGACGCGACCACGTGTAAATCCTAAAGCGTGACCTACGTAATGTCCGTAGTAATAGCCTGTTACAAAAGTACCAAGCCAGCACAGAAATATAAATAGATCTGTGTACTCTTTTATAAATTGCATTTCTGTCCCTTTGTCTGGAGGGTTGAGGGGTTCCAGACCCAGTAATGGTACTACTGCCTCCAGACACTAAGACAGCGCGACACGCCTACCTCTAGGGTCACTTTAGGCTTATAGCCCAGGCTGTTTAGCAGCGCTGGATTACCTACGCGGTAGGCGACGCCTTTAGGAGCGCCTTCATCAACCTCTACGACTGGTTTATAGCCCACCTGACGAGCTACTAGGTTAAACAGCTCCATAAAGGTCGTAGGCCTGCCTGTAGATAGGTTTATGTTTATGCTCATACGGTCTTTAGCCAATAGCAGAGAGGCCTCTACTATGTCCTCTATGTGAATCCAGTCCCTAGTAGTTAGGGCTGATCCCCAGATGGTAAAGGGATCGGCCTTACGACCAGCTCTTTCCATAAAGCTAGGGAAAGGATATTCGAGGCTCTGATCCTCACCATAACCGCTAAAAGGTCTAAGTACAGTAACGGTTAGGCCTTCACGTCTTAAATGCTCGCAGAGCATCTCTCCAGTCAATTTAGCCCATCCGTAGGTATAGTCTGGCAGACGTACATCTCTAAGGTTTATATCGTTTTCTGTTAGCATCCTTTTTAGCTCTAATGTCTGTAGCTCTACAGGATAGGCAGCGCTCGAGCTAAAGTAAAGAATATGTCCAGGCTGTGTACGCATCGCCCACGATGCCATTTCGCTATCTATTGATAGATCCACCGCCAGAGATAGTGGACTACCCTCGATAGTCTGCCTACCTCCTACGACTGCCGCAAGATGTATCAAAAGGTCGAAATAGGTATCATCGCGTCTAAAAAAATCTCTAGCATCAATACCGTCTTTTATATCTACATATGTAACGTTATGATCTAACAGAGCGAACGTAAAGTGACGGCCTACAAAACCTCGATTACCAGTAATTAAGATTTTCACGACAGAGCTACTACTAGATCTTTATAAAATTGGCTGTTTATAAAATCCTCGTAAATTAATCTGTCGTGGTTGTAATATTGCTCTGAGTTAACGCGTGCGTAATGGTCATCCATAGCACTCTTACTAGCTAAGGGATGCATATGCTCGATTACTATGTTTTCCGAGTAAAACAGGCCGTTAATATCCTGTCCTAGTTTTTTCCAAAAATTATCTAGATATAGATGTTTCGCTTTAGGCTGACACATACCTTTAAGGTTTTCTACGATGCCTCTGGTCATTAAACAGGCAGTAGGTAGATTAGCTCCTTGCAGTAGATCGTTACCGTAGGCTATCCCTTGTCTATTACCTGGTATCTGTAATGTTAATAGGTAATCCCAGAAATCAGTACGTGGTAGGTGATCATCGCCTAAGAATCCAAAATAGCTATACCGATCGTATTTAGTATCGTCGAGTAAAAGCATCGCAGCCATATTAAGAGGCTGAGCCATACCTGCAGCGGTTATGTGATTAGTTATTATATTTATGTCGTCTATCGCTTGATAATCGCGTAACGACCAGTCGTCTATATCGCAGACAAAATATAAGTCTGCTACAGCTTTAGTATCTTTCCAGGCTTTAAGAAGCCTTTTTGCGTTTTGTGGCCTTCCCCTGGTTGGTACAATGAATACACTTTTTTGCATTTTGTCCCTCTCGATCGTGATCTTTGAGATGCGTGAAAAGCATACGCCGTAGCTCTCGTAAGTCGCCTAACACTTCATCGGCAAAACCGTTAGAGACTGGGCGGCTATTCTTTTCTGCACGTGAGGCGAATATAGCGGCTACCCCTGATATTGTCGCAGCCGCTATAACGCCAAGCTGCATTAAAAGACTATCCACGTCCTAGCGGATCCTTAGGATTTAGATACCGCATAAGAGGCGGTAATACGGCAGCTGCCGCAGCGCTCGTTAAACCTTTAACAGTTAAATCTCCAGTAGCTAAGTAATAGGCTAAAGCTGCGCTAAGCGCGGCGCGACCCCAGGAAGCGGCTATCTGTTGAGCATTGACTAGGTTTTTATTCTTTTTCGTTTTCATCGTTCTCCAATTCTAAACCTCTTATTAAGGTTTCGACTTGCACTACATTAAGAGCTATCTCAAAATGCATCTCATCTTTACGGTTACGATAATTACCGCCCCATCTTAGACCATATTTACGGCATAAACGGTTAATTACCCTTACTTGATCCTCGTTAAAAGTACCTACAGCCGCTAAAGGATGTTGACTAGCATTTAGATCTATTGCTGTACCGCTACTGTGATTAGAGACTACGGTATTAGATCCTCTTACCTTACGGTATGCATATCCCCAGTCGTCCAGGGTTTTAGTTTCATCTATAGGCTCTACTAACTTATGAAATTCTGCAGCAAAACCAATTAATAACGGCGCGACAGGTTTAGCTACACGCAGCTTTAGATCTGTACCTGGGACGCGCTTACGAACTATCTCTATAGCTTCTGGATCTGCAGAGGCAGGCCATCCGTTAGCGCTCTTTTCCATAGTATTAACTTTAGCGCACTATCTTGAGGGATTGTGCTAAAGGCCAAGTGCCTTTAAGTCCTCGGCTGTAAGGCCGAGGGCTGCAAGTTTACCTAAAGCGGCTTCTTTTTTAACCAATAATTCCGTTTTTTCTTGTTCCGCTATTTGTTTTGCAAGCAATCTGTTAGCATCTAATTTAGATTGTTCTTCATCAGATAATTCTTGCACAATTATTTCATTGGTTAAAGCATTATCAATAAAAACTGAATCGTTTGCCATTAGTTTTGCACTCCATATACTTTGTAATTACCTGTAATGTTATTACCACTATCAAAGAATCTTAAACCTGTGTAAGTTCTAGCAGTTCCAGTATAACCGCCAGCAAAAGATTGAATTGATTGCGACCAATTTACAGAATTGCCCCAATACAAAGGCAACTCTGATGAGTTACCCACATTAGTTATGGTGAAACTTAAACCAGAAGGGGAA